TCTTCAGTCTCATATATTTCCCCTGTCTTCTTATTTTTAATAGTCGTTATAATTTTTTCTGGTGTTAATACTGGTATATCTTCCATTATGTTGTTACCTCTTTCTTGATGTTTAGATAGCTAATAGCTACATCAAACGAGTCTGTTGTGCTTGATTGTACTGTAAAGGTTTTTCCACCTTCTACTATTAGCGGTTGGGTTAATAATTCTTTTGTTTGATTAGCTGTTAATGGTACTGATTTTATAGCTGTAATACTATTATTTAAAATAGTTATACTAGGTGTACCAGCTGATGTAACAAGTATAGATTTAATAACATAAGTTTCACTTACTAAAGGATTACCAGATCCTAAAGGAGTAAGTGCACTGCCACTTGTGCTATTATCTATACCTATAAATTTATACTGGTTTACTACTGCCATTAATCTAAAAAGAAACTTCTAGCTTCTATCTCCTGTTTTAATTCTTGTTGAAAAGATGTATTTAATTTTTCTAATACAGCATCTAAATCTCTAACTAAAGACTGTGCTACATCTACTTCATACTCATCACTTGCTCTAGTTAATGATTGTACTATCTTTGCCATTATAAACTTGCAATGCCTCCTCTACCATAATCTGTTCTACCTCTACCTGTTTTATTACTTACCGGACCTCCGGTTGTTGCATTGACACCACTAGTTTGCATTCCCCCTCCATCATTACCAGCGTTTATATTTTGTAAATTTTTTAATTGATTTTTTTCTATAGTTTTTTGTACGTTATAATCATTAAGATCTGCTTGTTCTTTTTTAGCTTGTTCATATTTGTCTTCGTTAATATTTTTTCCTTTTGCAATTCTATCTTCAAACCAACTTACTTTTTTATCTAACTGTTTGCCATAATCATTAGTTCCAAATAAAGATACGACGTTCTGACCACTTAATACCGAGTCAGGTCCATATTGAGTTAGACCACTACTTTGATTTGATCCCATCATATTATTAAAATTTAAATAATCCATTTGACCTTTAAGAGCTGGATTATAATTCTGTGAGCCAGGTCTTAATGGGTTTCTTAAATAAGCTAAACCTAAACCTCCAGCTATTAATGGCACCGCCATTCCCATACTGCTACCGCCCATTAAAGAGTTAATACCTTGATTAGCTAGCATTTTCATTGGATTAATACTAACTTTGTTGTTAGTAAAAGGCATTCCAAATGTATACTTAGGGTTTTGTAATTGTTCATCTAACCCTAACATCTCCATAGCTTTTGCCATGCCATATTTTTTAGCGTATTCCATTAACAAAGCTTCCATTATCGTCTTCCTCCAGCATGTATATCTAATCTAAAAGTCCCTAACTTCCAAGTAGTATCGACAGCTGTGTTAGATATTGTTAATGCAACTGCTCTAGCTCTAGCTCGTGTGTCTACTTTGCTTGTACTTGTTGTTACTGTAAATGGTCCTAAAGATGAACTAGCTGCTGTGTTGTTAGGGTAATTTCTTAAATCTAATTGTATACTAGCACTTCCTTGTTGCGATATAAAGTCAGGTATAATTCTACTAACTCTCATAATGTTTTCACCATCCCCTCTAAGATCACCTAGATTAGTTGCTGCTCCTCTTACAACTTTTTGTGTAATATCATAATCACCAGATGTAATATTAGCAGGAATTGCTACAGCTGTTGAGGCTGCCTCTTGTTGATTAACTCCTGTTTCGTGTTCAAAATAAATAGTAGTTCCATCAGTATTACCAGTTACATCAAAAGATGTGTCAACGCCTGCATTGTATCTTGTTGCATGTGGTAAACCAAATACAGCTGAGTCTTCCCAGGTTGTTCGAGGATATAAACTACTTGCATTTGTAAACCATATAGGTCTTTTAGATGTAGAATCTAGATAACTATATGTAACAGATCGAGTGTTTACATTCGACGTAGACGTTGGATAAAACCAAGTTATTTCTCCAAACAAGTTATTAATACCACAATAAATTAATTGATTAGATGTTGTGTTAAGATCATCATAAACATAGTCTTCAACTAAACAGTCCATTGATTCTAGTTTACCAGTAAATCTAAAGAAACCATTGTCAGACATCCAGTACGCAGCACCATCAACTTCTACCGCTGCATTCATTCCAATTAATCCACAGTTAGTACCAACTTGATCAAAAGCAAAAACAAAGTCCCCACCGACAAAACGCATAGTAAATAAAGAAGTATCGGTCCATACATAAATAGATCCTTTACCAAGTTCAGATCCCATGATCCGTGATCCGGCGGCCAATCTTTGTGTACCAGCACTATTCTCAGCTGTAGGTGTATAATCTGTAATGTCTTCTTGAGAGGAGAATCTTATAAACATATCATCTTGTGTAGATTTAGTTCCAATAGTTGTTTCTGTACCAAAAAATATTAAGTGTCTATCTGTAGTAGAAACTATCATATCACGTGACGCTGTTGGTGCACCTGATATAATTGTAGCTCTTGTTGCTGTTGCATTAGCTGCATCGCCATCCCATTCAAAACATTCTCCATTATGTATTAATGCAATAAGTGTAGAACCTAAATTGTCCAAAGACCATAGACCTGGGTCTGTAACTTTATCGGTATTGGCTGCAGCTGATCCCCATCCAGTCCAACTAGATGTGTTAGTAATAGTAGCGCCTCCACTATGTGCAGCCCGAGTTGATCCTCTAGCTGCTCTTGTAATTCCTGTAAAACTTGTAGCTGTTACACCTGTGTAAGAAATTTCTTCAGTTCCTACTTGAAAATAATTAGTTCCGGTAGAAGGAAATCCTGTCGTACTTGCAACATTAACAGTAGTTCCTGATCCCCCTGTTCCATAAGTATTGTCTCCTAAACCTGGAGCTGTTAATGTAGTTGTCATTGATCCTAAGATTGTACCGCCAAATAGAGATATACCCCAACCATAAGCTCCTATCTGTTCAGCGGGTCCTACGTGATAGTATTGATAATAAGTAATTGCTCCAGAAGTAGTTGCACCACTTCCAGTTTCATCACTTGGCATTGTAATAGTTATAGTTGTACTTGTAGGTACACTAGTTACCATAAATTTTTTGTCAGCAAAATCAGCAGCTCCAAAATTAGAATTAGTAATAGCTGAAAATGTCGAAGCATCACCAAATAATATTATATCTCCTGCTACAAATGTATGTGTTCCTGAAAAAGTGATAGTAACCGTTGGGTCGTTGTTAACTGTGCTAAAACAGTTTGTAATAGCTGTGCCTGATGGATTAACTAGTGGATGTATGTCATAATATACTCCTCCAGAGTATACATATAAAATTCTGTTTGTACCAATAGCGGCAAATTTTGTAGATTCTTTATTAACAAAATGATGCAAACCTCTTGCAACTCCTGTAAGTTTTGATTCGCCTAATTGATTCCAGCCACCTATTTTTTCAGGTGTACCATATCTAAAACGAACATTTTCTCCACCTGTCCATTGAGACTCTGCGCCGGTAGATGTAACTTGTTTATTAAATCCTGGTAAAAAACCTAGTTTTTGTAACATATAAAATCCTGTTTATTAGGTGTTATATCAGATTGTAAGTGATTTCAATAGGTTTTAAGCAGAGGGAATCTGTGGTGGATCATCCCCCTGCAAGCCTAATGTATAGACTATTTTTTTAATTTTGTCAACTTAACACCTTTAAACCAAGCTGGTACGCCTAATAAAGGTCTTTTGTCTAAGTAGTTTTCTTTAGCTGTTTTAGAATTAGCTTTGTTATAATGTAAGAATACTTGACCACAGTTCTTACCTTTAAATTCTTCTCTCCAATGTTCTAGTTCACAACCGGAATAGATTAGCATGTCTCCTGGTTCTAGTTGTACTTTAATACCAGCTTGACCTTCTTTACCTGTTGGATCAAGATATATTGGCCATGGGTCACCACCTAAATTTAATGTAGTAGATATCTCACATGAGTACCTATCTTTGTGACGAGCTAAAATGTCTCCTTGTTTATATATCCTTGCATAAGAATAAGTCTCATTTAGTTTTAATTTTGTATGTTTCTCCATTACAGGTTTTACTTCTTGTAATAAAGTTTCCATTGCAATGTCTGAATAATGTGAATAAGTATTTGGTACTTGATCATCATTCCATATACCAAAGTATTCTGTAAATGGTGAAATGTATTTGTTATCAAATAAAAATCTTGCAACATTTCTTTTGTTTAAAAAATATTTATAAACAAACTCTGCTAGCTCAGATGATATAGCTTTTTTTAATACTGTGTACTTATTATTTTTGAACGACATTTTTTATCCTTTTTATTTTTTTTTGCATATCTTTTAAAAACATTCTAACAAAATCATCTTGTTCTTTGTTTTTATTATTTGAATTTAAAATAGTGTTTATAAAAGATTTTTTAATATTTTTATTAATTTTTAACATTTAACACTCCTTTTGGTATTGCTTGGCAGTTCCAATGTATAAATCTAAATGGATTATATCCCATATCAACTATATATTGATGGGGCATATACGATGGAAAAAACATCATTCTACCTGGTTTTACTTGATAACTAATTTGTGAACTTGCATAAGTTACTTTCTTTTTATCTTTTTCTGGTAAAAGATTCATTATATTACCAGGACGTGGGTCTTCAAACATAGGCATAGATGTAGACTCGTCTGCTTTTAAAAAATAAAAGCCAGACATATGACCATTCCAATGTGTATGTAAAGTATGGTGTCCACCTCCTTTTTTAGCAAACTCTTGTACCCATAATTCTGTAGTAAACAATTGATGACCAGACATATTAAACCCCATTTCATCTAATAAGTTATGTGCTGTTGCACCTATATAATTTTGTAATTCTAAAAAATTAGGATCACCTATTAATGATGTTGAATGGAATACATGACCCATGTCTCCTTTGTCACCAAATTTTTTATTACGTTTATCTATATCAGGTTTTAATGTCTCCTTTGATGCTTCAATATAAGGATCAGATGCTTTATTTAAACTATCTACAAACTTAGGTTGATCTGCAAACCATACAGGACATTTAAAAAATTCTTCTCTTGTTAATTGTTTTGGGTATCCATCTGCACTACCACAAGAAATTTTATCTAACTTGTTTCTTATTTTTTGTTTCTTATTTTTTGCTTTTTTCTTTTTCATATTTATCCTTTATTTAAATGGCCACCCTAAATTCCAAATAACCAAACTGTTTCTTTCTCCACTTTTAACTGGGCATACTCTATGCCATACAAAACCAGGAAATACAACCAAAGATCCTTTGGGTAATATGTCTTTACATTTTATAGGTTTTCTAGGTTTATCAGGATCTAGGTTTCTAAAATCAAATTCTAATTCACCACCTTTATAATCTTTTGGATCTGATAAAGTCACGGTTACAGATAGTTTTCTAATTTTACCATTCGATGGATCATTAGCTTCTCTTTGATATGGTCTATCCCAACCATCACAATGCCAATCGTAATATTGACCTTTTTTATATTTTGTAAATTGACAAGACTCAGAAAAATCCCATTGAAAATTCCAACCAGCACTTGCGTTTGCCTGATGAACATAGGGTTGTATCTCTTTATAAATCCATCTATCATTCATCCAAACAATATTAGAATCTCTTTTCTTTTTTAAATCTTTTATTTCTTTTTGATTTAATTTTTTATCACCATAACCTCCAGTGACTGCCATTCGATCTTGTAATTGGTGACCATACTTTACAATATCATCACAAATTCTATGAGGAACGGCTGATTGAAAATACCAATAATAGTTTGTTAGGTTCATATGTCTTTATATAATATTTATAACTTAGTTATATATTAAAGTAAAGAGGAATAAAAAGAATTGATCTAGATCAATTAAGAAACTGTCAACGTTCCAGATACAGTAAAAGTAGCTACTTTACATCCACCAGCAGGGCCCGGTAATGTTGCAACACTATTAGTTCCTGGTGCAACACTTGCACACGTTGATCCTGGTACTCTTAATACAACAACTCCTGATCCACCTGATCCATTAGTTCCATTCCATGCACCGCCACCACCACCACCAGTATTTGCATCTCCATCTGTATCAGATGACGGTGATGGTCCTTGAATACCATCTCCACCACCTCCAGGTCCACCTGGGACTGTTGATCCTGAAGCAACTGCTCCTGATCCACCCCCAGCATAAGTTACTGGACTTCCTGTAATTGAGTTAGCTGTTCCTGTACCACCTTTTCTTTCACCTAATGGTCCACCATTATTTGGTGATCCTGCTGCAGATGATCCACCACCTCCAGATCCTTTTCCTGATGCTGGTCCCTCTCCACCTGGGAATCCTTGAGGAGGACTAACAGGAGGATCATTTCCAACTCCTTCAACTGTACCACCTTCTGCTCCAGCTCCACCTCCTGAACCTCCTGGTCCACCATCTTTAGGTGCAACTTGTGGTCTTCCAAAACCACCTCCTGTTGATGTTATTGTTCCAGCTATTGAATCTGTTCCTTTTGCTGAAGGACCTCCAGGACTAACTCCAGCTCCACCAGCTCCAACTACTATTGAATTAGAACCTTTATCTAAATTTACTTTTGTTCCACCTGGGAAAGATGATCTAAAACCTCCTGCTCCACCTCCTGCATCTGCAGCACCACCTCCACCTGCTATTACTAAATAATCTGCTGCAATAGATCTTTCTGGCCAAGTTCCTTGACTCTGTGATTGAAATTGACTTTGCATTGACCACACACCACTTGCTCTTGTTAATTCTTTTACGATAATTATACCTGGTCCACCTGCTCCACCACTATATGTAGCAGAACTACCATTAACTGATCCAGCTCCACCGCCACCACCAGTGTTTGTTGTTCCTGCTGTACCATTTGCACCTGGATTAGCACCGCCGCCACCACCAGTTCCACCTGAACCTTGAACAGGACTAGGCACTGAAATATCCGATCCTCCTCCACCGCCGCCTGCATAAACTCCACTGTTTGGTAAACCAGGACTAAAAGAAGGACTTATATCTAAACCTGCACCACCATTACCAGCTGTGTTAGAACTTCCTCCTCCAGAAGTGTTGGCTCCTACTGCACCTGCCCCTCCTCCTCCTGATCCTACAGGAGCACCTGGAGTTGCTGAAGTACAACCACCGTTATTTCCTTGAGGAGGACTAACAGGAGGTGTATTACCTGTACCTCCACCGCCGCCACCACCAGCAGCCCCACCACCAGAACCACCCGGTCCACCTGCTCTAGTTCCTGGAACATACCCGGAACCATATCCACCACCAGTAGACGTAATCATTGAACTACATTCTACTCCTCCTTGATTAAAAATTGAATCACTACCTTTATCACCATCATCAGCTGGTGCAGAACCACCAGCTCCACCAGCTCCAATTACAACAGGTACTGTTCCACTTGCTGAAATACATGTAACATTTCTTAATCCACCAGCTCCACCACCTGCTGCAGAGTTATAATTATTAGATGCACCACCGCCGCCACCTCCAGCAATTACTGCTGTGTTAACTAGTGTAGTTCCTGTTTGAAGAGTTAAACATCCTGTAGCTGTTTTAACAGTTTGAGTACACTTCCCAAAAGAAGTTTTATTTGTTTTACCGATTATTCCGCCGTTAGTGGCCATGTCTTAAGTCTCCTATTCGGACACCCAAGCTGAGCCATTCCAATTATATTTGGTAGGTGTTTCCGATTCGTCGTTTGATTTTGTTGCTTCCCAACCTTGTGTGTTGTCAGCTTGATATTTTGTATCGTTCCAAGAAATGTTATATCTAACATCTCCTTCTTCTGTAACTGTTGGATAAGTTATTGGTGATTGCCAATTGTCACTTGAATCTAATGACCATGAAGCATGAGGTTGTTGTGCTAAAAATTTATTTTTTACAGGATCATAAATCATTCCGATTCCTGCATATTGTTTTCTAAAATTATGATTGTAAGAAGTTTGTTTCCAAATTCCACCTTTAAAAAAATTAATACACCATGTTTCACCATCAACATGTTCGTCTGAAGGAACACAGTCGTTTCCTACAACTACTACTCTTTGTACTACTTGGTGTGAATCTGACGTAAATCCAGTAGGATCTGTCATTGCTTTTAATTCTGCGAAATGTGCCATATTTTTACTCCTTAAATTTATATTTTATATTTTAATTTTAACTTATTGTCAATGTACCAGTTACAGTAAATCTTGCTACTTTACAGCCTCCAGCAGGTCCTGGTAAAGTTGTTACGGTATTAGTTCCTGGTGCCGCTGAAATAGATGTTGGTCCAGGTGCTCTTAATACAACAACTCCTGTACCTCCTGCTCCTCCAGTTCTTTTTCCAGCAGGTTGATTTCCACAACCACCTCCACCACCGCCACCACCAGTAGCAGCTGTTCCAGCTGTTCCATTTGTTGCACAGTTTGCACCTCCTGCACCACCACTTGTTCCACC